GGTGACCAAACCGAACTTACAGTGAAGGGACCAACTGGAACCTACACTGTCGCCCTAGTCATGGGTGAGACCATCCGTCGCTGCACCACAACGTTTGCAGTTGCAAGTGAAGACTTAGCAATTGTGTGGCTCGGAGCTCGTGTGCCGTCCTTTTACGACATTACGAAGTTCTTTGTAAGCGACGAGGACGTCCAATCCATGTACTCGACCAACGCAACCGTCGTTGCGGTGAACCCACATTCTTTCGCCACCACCCAGCACCTGACCTTCGCCACCCGTGACTGCCAAGCAATCACGTACGGTGACGAGTTCGCCGACTATGTACTCCCGCGTCACTGGACGTACGGGGTCTCGTCGTATCCTGGGATGTGTGGCGCCCTTGTGGCTTGCCTCAACACCCAATCCAGTGGATGCATCATGGGGATGCACACCGCCGGAATCGAAAACGAGGATCAATCATATGCTGCCATAGTTACTAAGGAGTGGCTTGCTCTGCAACTGCAGAATCTCTTCCCTAAGGAAGCCTCCCAACACTGTGGACCCATGCTATTGGATGGTCCCCTGACCCGAGGTCTGGAAAAGGACCTGAACTTCAGCGACGTGGTCTCGGAGATAGTTCCGAAATATCCCACGATCGAACCTGAAGGACAGGTCAAGCTTCACGCCTACTTGGATTCTAAGCATTCTGAGCGCGTGACTGCGAAGACCGACCTCAAACCCTCCCCCCTCTTTGATAGGGTAGTGCCCCACGAAACCGAGCCTGCCGTTCTCCATCCGAACGATCCACGACTCGAAAAGCCCGTGTTCCCAATGAATGAGGGCGCGAAGAAGTACAGCTCTGCGACCAAACCGCAGAACCCGCTGTTCATTAAGCGCGCCTTCTTGCACATCCTGTCAGTGCTTCAGTGCTACACTCCTGTCGGAGTGGAACGCCGTGTGCTGACGGTGATGGAAGGAATTAACGGACTCCCATTCGCCGGCCTTGCCCGAATCAACCCCCTCACCAGCCCTGGACTCCCGTTCAAGTGGTGGAAGCCTGCCTTTGCAAAAGGGAAACGCTTCCTATTCACCTGTGACGGTGATGATGACCGAATGACGATGACTCCGAAGGATGCCTATCTGATTGAGCAGTTGGAAGCTTACCACTCCCGACTCTTAGCAGGAAAGCAGACTTTCTTGTTGTCGTACTCTAATCTTAAGGATGAGAGACGCTCACTCGCGAAGATCAAGACTGGTGCCACCAGACTGTTTGACTGCATGCCACTCCACTTCAATATCGAGTGTCGGAGGTTCTTCGGAGCCTTCATCGCATGCATGAATCAGAATTGCACTAAGCTTCCAAGCGCTGTGGGCCTTAATCCCTTAGGACCCGACTGGACTGCTGTTTACAACCGTTTGAACCGCTTCGGCGGCCAGGTTATTGCTGGAGACTACATCGCTTGGGATGGCAAACTCGACCCGGACGTCATGTTTGCCGCAGTAGAACTAATTAATCAATGGTACGACGATGGCCCTGAGAACGCCAGAGCACGACATGTGCTCGTCGAACAAATGATTCATCTCCTTACTGTCTACGGGAACGTAGTGGCTCTCAAGTCACAAGGACTGCCCTCGGGCGTCCCTATTACCGCCGACATTAATGGGCTCTGCAATTGGTTTTACATCCTGATTTGCTTGCAGTCTGTAGCAGCCGAAAAAGGCATAAAGCTGGACATGGACACCCTCTCCGATCAACTGGAGTTGTTGTTTTATGGCGACGATCACTTGATTGCCGCATCCGCCGAGATCCGTGAGTGGTTCTCATTTCATGATGTACGCCGGTATTTTACTAACCTAGGAATGGGTTACACCGACGCGCAGAAGAAAGGCGGAGATCAGCCTCCCTTTCAAGCACTGGCTAACGATGCGACTTTCCTCAAAAGAACGTTTTCCCCCCACCCGAAGTACAGGACGCGAGTCCTAGCTCCGATTGAGAAGAAGACCATCCACGAAGAAATCAACTGGCTAAGAACGACCACCAACGTGGCAAACGAACGCGAGTTGATGTACCAGAACTTGAATACCGCCCTCTCGGAAGCTTACCACCATGGATATAGCTATTACACCAGCCTCCAGTCCAATGTCAACCACTGCCTACTGCAATTCCAGCAGCAAGATCTCGTAACCGCGGGGTCTAGTGATTGGCGGACTCTTACAACTGATTGCGCTTATTATGATGAGTGTTGGCTTGATGCCTTCGCTTAGAATGGTGGTGTGATCCCGTTTCCCAAGATTTCTTAGTAAAATGTACCACTTTTGGCCGTTCTTAAGGTGCATTCTCATTAAGCTGTTTTCTGAACCATTCCAGTACGAATTTGGCCCGTGTGCTGGCGTGAGTTG